CTACTGCTGGATATTTTGGTGGCGGTGGTGCTGGTCCATTATCAACAATGGATAAGGTTACTTATTCATCAGATACCACAGCAGCAGTTCCTGGTGCAGCATTAAGTGTGGCACGTTATGGTCTTGCTGCTACAGGAAACTCTACACATGGTTACTTTGGTGGTGGTACTCCTGGTCCAGTAACAACAATGGATAAGGTCACTTATGCATCTGATACTACTGCTGCTGTTCCTGGTGCAAACTTAAGTGCAGCACGTTATGGTCTTGCCGCAACAGGAAACTCAACTCATGGTTACTTTGGTGGTGGTTCTTCTGGTCCAATATCAACAATGGATAAGGTTACTTATGCATCTGATACGACAGCAGCAGTTCCTGGTGCAGCATTAAGTGTGGCCCGATTGGGTCTCGCCGCAACAGGAAACTCAACACATGGTTACTTTGGTGGTGGTGATCCAACAAGATCAACAATGGATAAGGTTACTTATACGTCTGATACGACAGCAGCAGTTCCTGGTGCAGCATTAAGTTTGGCACGTAATTATCCTGCCGCAACAGGAAACTCAACTCATGGTTACTTTGGTGGTGGTGATCCTACTACAGCAGTAATGGATAAGGTCACTTATACGTCTGATACGACAGCAGCAGTTCCTGGTGCAAACTTAAGTGTGGGACGTCGTGGTCTTGCTGCATCAAGTGCAAGGGCAAATGGACTTCCTGTAGCAGTACCACCAGCAACAACACCAACATCTCAAACATCTCTTGAACTAGCACCAGCACCAAACACTGGATATTTTGGTGGTGGTTCTACCACAACAATGGATAAGGTCACTTATGCATCTGATACGACAGCAGCAGTTCCTGGTGCAGCATTAAGTTTGGCACGAGGTCGTCTTGCTGCTACGGGAAACTCCACCCATGGTTACTTTGGTGGTGGTGAGGATTCTGATAATGATGCTGTTTCAACAATGGATAAGGTCACTTATGTATCTGATACGACAGCAGCAGTTCCTGGTGCAGCATTAAGTTTAGTACGTTATGGTGTTGCCGCAACAGGAAACTCTACACATGGTTACTTTGGTGGTGGCATCCCTGGTTCAAGATCAACAATGGATAAGGTTACTTATGCATCTGATACGACAGCAGCAGTTCCTGGTGCAGCATTAAGTGTGGCCCGATGGAGTCTTGCTGCAACAGGAAACTCAACTCATGGTTATTTTGGTGGTGGTCGTACTCCTAGTCCAACATCAACAATGGATAAGGTTACTTATGCATCTGATACGACAGCAGCAGTTCCTGGTGCAGCATTAAGTTCGACACGATATGGTCTCGCCGCAACAGGAAACTCAACACATGGTTACTTTGGTGGTGGCCGCATCTGGCCAGCCCCTGGTCCAGTAACAACAATGGATAAGGTCACTTATGCATCTGATACCACTGCAGCAGTTCCTGGTGCAAACTTAAGTTTGGCACGATATGGTCTCGCCGCAACAGGTAACTCTACTCATGGATATTTTGGAGGAGGAACTCCTGGTCCAGTAACAACAATGGATAAGGTCACTTATGCATCTGATACTACTGCTGCTGTTCCTGGAGCAGCATTAAGTGCGGCACGATATGGTCTCGCCGCATCAAGTGCAAGAGCAAATGGTCTTCCTACCAATGCACCTATTCCTTTCCCTGTTATCGTATAATTAGTGCTATAATAAAGAAAACCTTTGATATGAAGAGCAGTATTATAATCATTGATGATTTTTTACCTGAGGAAAAATTTAATCAATTACAAGAATTCTTGATGGGTCCGTTTTTTCCTTGGTATTATAATGATCAAATTGTAAAAGACAATGATAGAAAATTTCAATTTGTACATACTGCCTATAAAGAAGATGTAGGACCTAGTGTGTTCTATTCGCACTTTGATGAATGCCAAAAACTTCTAAATGTTAATAAAATTTATAGAATCAAAACGAATTTAACAGTAGGAACTTCATTCTCTCAAGACAGTGTATATCATATAGATAATTTAGATGGAGCTGTTAAAACTGCTATTTTTTATGTAAATACAAATAATGGAGGTACACGATTTAAAAATTATGGTAAAGTACAAAGTGTTTCTAATAGAATGGTAATTTTTGATTCTGATATTATGCATTGCGGAGCAACTTGCACTAATCAAAAAAGAAGAGTTGTTGTAAATTTTAATTATGAATAGTATTAAATGATTGAATACGTATAACTAATGGTATAATAAAAGAAAACCTTTGATATGATTGAAAACCCTTTGTCTTATATTTTAATCCGTCCAAATCTCATTAATGATTATGGTCTGAGAGAAATGCGAGAACATATTGAAAGAACAAATAAAACAGATCTTTCAGTATTTGACCCACATAAATCAAATGAGACTGGTGGTAAAGAATGGATTGTAAATAAAGAGGTTCGTGATACTCAACATGTTGAGGCAGGTCCAATATTCCCAAAGATTGTAGACCTTCTAAAGGACACAGTAAAAGAAGTTATCAATCCATTTTATGGTATTGAGATAGTTGAAAGTGAAGTTCCGCAGATCCTTTCTTATGGTATTGGTGGTCACTACTGTCCACATATTGATGGTGAGTCATTATGGCGAACACCAGATAACAAGTTGATATGGAAAAAATCAACTGATCGAGATATATCTATGGTGTTTTATCTCAATGATGATTATGAGGGTGGAGATTTCGTATTCCCAGACCTTAAAGTTCGTGTAAGACCAGAACCTGGAATGTTAGTTTGTTTTCCATCCAACCACCATTACAGACATGGTGTTGAACCAGTTACAAGAGGTCAAAGGTATAGTATTGTATGTTGGGCTACTGCGAAAGGGTTTCCTACAATGGAGCAACAAAATCAAGAACTATCTCACAAGTATGGTATAATGATAAATAATTAGAAATTTTAGACAATAAAATGCAATACATAAAGCACTATTATGTTGATGATGATCAGAATACTTTTTGTTGTGAAACATCATCAAATCCAAAATATAAAAGACATCCTACAAAAGAATATAGTGGACTTGACGTTAAAGTTTGGTTAACTGATTCTGATGGAGTTGATGTATGTCTTGCAGAACTTCCAGATTCAACTACTGTCTCTACCATAACCCAAGAATGTGGTAAGAATAGTGTTCAAGTTTTGACTGAAGAAGAGTATAATACTGTTTGGACACCATACTCTGCGGCATTAGCACTTTATGATGAGGCAAGAACTGCCGAAGAATCTGGTGATACTGATACTGCTTCTACAAAAAAAGCAGAAGCACAAACTAAGATGGATGAGGCAACTACGGCAATTCGTGCTCTTTAATTTGACAGATTAACAAAATTATTTTATAATTATATGAATTTTAAAGTATACACAAAAGAAAATTGTCCTCACTGCTATAAGATTAAACAAGTATTGGAGTTGACAGGAACACAATTCGTATCCTATAATCTTGAAGAGGACTTTACACGAGAAGAATTCTATGCTAAATTTGGTAGGGGTTCTACTTTTCCGCAGGTAGTATGTGACGATAAAAAAATAGGAGGATGTATTGACACAATCAAATTCCTCAGAGAACAACAAGTCATCAAGTCTTAACATAAATAAAAATGAAGACCACAGAAATCGTGGTATTGAATTCTTGCTTAATGGAGGTAAGAGAAAGCAAACGAAACCATTTCACATTATGTTCGAAAAGATGGTTTGCTTTCTAAGATGGAAAGTAAATATTCATTTTGAATTTTCTATCAAGACATCCCGGAGTAAGAAAAATGTTAGCAACTAGTTTAGTATTTGGTTCATTTCTGACTATTTTATTTCTCATGATGGGTCTGATGATTGGTTGGACTGCTAGAGAATACATGATGAATTATCGGGAAATTCCCAAGTTGCATCCAGAATTCTACGATCAAGATGGTAATGTTATTCCAGATGAAGTTTTAGCAGTATCTTTTAATCCCGATTATTTTGACGATAAAGAGTGTGATGATGAAGAGGAAGACTAAATAACAATACCTGTGTGGTTCGCATCTATCAGGTGAAAGGGTGCTTTGGCACCTTTTCTTGTATAAATAATATTGCGAATCACAACAGATTATATGTATTATACTTACGCTTATTTGCGTGAAGATAGGACTCCATATTATATTGGGAAAGGTTCTGCAAATAGAGCATATCAAAATCATAAGAGAACTAATGGGCAAAATTTATTGCCAAAAAATAAAGATCAAATACTAATACTCAAAAACTTTGAGATAGAAGATTTGGCGTATAAACACGAACAGTATTTAATTGCTTTATATGGAAGAAAATGTGATGGTGGAATTTTAGTCAATATGGTTCATGGGGGAAAAGGTGGGGCAAGAAAATATTTAACTGTAAAAGAAAAAGAAGAGGCGCAATTAAGAAATAAAATTAACGCTGCCAAAAATTTAAAAATTTGTAGGAAAGAAAATAGAGAAGAGTTTAATAGGAAAACTAATGCAAGAAATGCAAAACGAAGAGAAATTTTAAATCAAAGACAAAAAGAATATGCTGATAAAAATAGAGAGAAAATAAATGAAAAACAAAGAGAATATAGAAAAAATAATAGAGAAGAAATTAGAAGGAAGGAAAGAGAATACTATGCTAAAAATAAAGAAAGAATAAATGAAAGGAGAAGAAAAAAGTTTATTGACTCTATAAACTAAATAAGGTATAATTATTTTAGATTTTGAAAACTATGACGACAACAACGAAGAAGAAGACAGCAACGAATAAAACAATATCACTGGAACTTCCAAAGAATCCATTTGTATTTGAAGTTTTGGATCTTGTTTCCAAACAGAGAAGTAAAGCAAAGAAAATTGAAGTTCTGAAGAAGTATGAGCATATTTCTTTGAAAGCAGTATTGATTTGGAACTTTGATGAGAGTATAATTTCTATGCTTCCTGAAGGAGAAGTTCCTTATTCTGGATTTGAGGATCAGGCATCATCAAATGGAACTCTGAGCACTAAAATCACAGAAGAAGTTCGTAGAATGCATGAGACTGATTCATTCTCAGTGGGTTCGAGTGATAAGAATGGACACACTACAATTCGTAGAGAGTTTAAAAATTTCTATCACTTTATCAAGGGTGGTAATGATGCCATGAGTGGTGTTCGTCGTGAAACGATGTTTATCAATATTCTTGAGGGACTTCATCCATTAGAAGCAGAGATTGTTTGTCTTTGTAAGGATAAAAAACTTTCAGATAGATATAAGATTACGAAAGAAATTGTAAGTGAAGCATATCCAGATATTACTTGGGGAAATCGTTCATAATTATGGCAAATCAATTGGGAGATGCTCCCACAAAAACAGAAGAGGAACAGTCTATGACTTCATGGACACCATCAGAAAAAGAAAATTCTAAATCCGTATATGGGTGTGATATACTGATAGAGAATGGAACTTGGGAACAAGTCTCTACTAAAGATTGTCCTTATGATGCCATGATAATCACCTATGTGGTTGATGGAGAAACGAGATATGATTTGACTCGTAGTCAGAAAGAGGTTCGTATTTTTAATATGTATTGGGATAAGTTTCGTGAGAATTTAAAGGGTATTGGTTTTGGTATGGGAAGAACCAATCCAAAACTATGGGGACTGGAACCACCACCCCCAACCAAAAAGCGGAAATAATTCCAAAATATCGGCAAAAAAAATTCCGGCAATTTTTTGGTCTGTAGGGATTTTCGGAAACCTCTTGACTAAATACAGTATAGGGTCTATAATAGACCTGTCGTTCATCAGAGGAGACTCTGACGCAAGTAAGTCGCGCAACGGTTCCGTTGATCCCATGTTAGAACTATTATTCTACACAACTCTCACCTGTCAGCAAACTGATGCTATCATACTGCGAATGCAGAAAAATGAGAACATTAGTGATTCTTTTAAGGTTGAGTTAGTTGAGACAATGAAGGAGTCAAATCCTGAATGTTATTGGGACGCAAACGACTAAAGGAACGGGCCTAAAAATCCAACTACTTTAGGAGTAAAATCATGTCTACTATCACTTATCGTGGTGTTAAGTACAACCCAGAAGCATATAAAGCTGCTGTGTTGGCAGAGCAAACCGCAACTCGTAACCACAATCTCATGTATCGTGGTATCAAAATCGAACGCAAGTTTGCATCTAAAAGTTGATAATTAACGCACTTAACTTTACTGAGGGTTGCAAGACCCTCTTTTTTTATGCTATAATGGTATCGAAGTAATGTTGTGTATGGAAAAAGAAAGAGTTAATTTGATTATTCGTAATTTAGAACTTCTTTTAGATTCTCTAAAGGCAGAAGTAAATTCTGATAGAGATGATAAGGTAGACTATAATCCATATAGTGAATATATTGAAGATTATGATGAAGTCTTTGAGGAGGAAAATGACTGAAACAAAAAAAGCAAAAGAACTTGTAAAATTGCTTGAAAGACTGATAGAGAAAGATTACCTCTATAGTGAAGAAAGTATCAAAGAAATGAAATCACAATTGCGTTCGGTAAAACAACAAATTGCTGATATAGATAAAAAGAACTCAAAAGGATTTGGAGCATGAATGTAAAATTGATCAGTGTTACACCTGATGCTGAAAAAATGATGGGATATGTGGCACGAGTGTCAAATCCCTCCAATCAAGAGAATCCAAAAGTTGCTGGTCTTCTTAAGTATTGTGTAAAACATCAACATTGGAGTGTCTTTGAGCAGTCATTCATGACTCTTGAGATTGAGACTACAAGAGGACTGGCAGCTCAAATCTTGCGGCATCGGAGTTTTACATTCCAAGAGTTTTCGCAAAGATATGCCGATAGTTCTTTGTTGAGTTCAAATATTCCTCTTCCTGAACTTCGTCGTCAAGATACAAAAAACCGTCAGAATTCTATTGATGATATTGATGAATTTAAAGTTCAGAAGTATCAAATGTTGATGCAAGATTATTTTGCACAAGGTATGAATTTATATCAACAAATGCTTACTGATGGAATTGCAAAAGAATGTGCGAGATTTGTCCTTCCTTTAGCAACTCCTACAAGACTTTATATGAGCGGATCTTGTCGCAGCTGGGTGCATTATATAGATTTGAGATCTGCTCATGGAACTCAAAAAGAGCACATGGACATTGCAGAAGCATGTAAAAAGGTTTTTGTAGAACAGTTTCCAACAGTAGCAGAAGCATTAGAATGGAACTGAAAATTTATGATAATTTTCTATCAAAAGAAGAATTCTTAAATTTAAAATCTAGTATTGTATTCAATACAAATTTTCCTTTTTTTCTACATGATGGAATCACACAACCCAATGATTCAAAGGGCAAGTATGATTGGTTTGCTACTCATGTCATTTATGATGGAGGGTTACCAGTTTCTCCTTTAGAGAATTTTTATAATGAAATTGGAAGTATTTTCTTTCCAAATTTTGATAATATGAGATCAATATTGAGAATTAAAATTAATTTTTATCCTCATACTAATAA